CTGGAGTTCGTCGTCTGGGTTCGGGACGGCGGCCGGGAGCGTCATGCCCATCGAGTCGATGAGGAACTCGCGGTACTTCTTGAACTCGTCCTGGACAGCGGGAGAGGCAACGGCCATCACGGGCTTCGCCATGAAAGCAGAGAGGACGCGAAGCTGCAACTCCGGCATCGCCGTGTGAGGGGTGACGATGACTTCGCCCGGCGTCTCGCCGTCGCCGTAGAGGAGGAGGCAGTTGCGGACGATGGACTCGTAGGCGCTCTTCTCCTCTTCCATCCAGATGGCGAAGTCCAGGCCCTCTTCGAGACTGAAGAGGAAGAAGCGTTGGGGGTCGTTGAGGCCCTCCATGCCGAAGAGCTGGACGGCCTCCTGCTTGCGGGTGATCTCGCTCTTTGGGCTGCTCTCCCGGATGGTAATGCGGAGACCGGAGATGATCGGGAGGGGGTTCTCTGGGAAGCTGACGGTGGAGGCTTGGGGGTCGATGACCGCTCCGGCGAGATCCAGCGTGAGGTGGGTGACGGGGATGGCTCGCTTTGATTGGCTGATGACGCGGGCCGTCGACGAGAGGATGGAACGGTGGCAGTCGCTCCACGCCTTCTCGACTGCGCGGGTGGCGTTGGTCATCAGCTGGCGGTTCTTCTCGTCCATGAAGCCGAGACCGGCGGCGCTGTCGACACGGCCCTTGTTGGCGATGAGGTCCTGCCAGGGGTTGATGGACTGCATCATCTCCTTGGCGAACGCGGCGGTCTTGCCCGGCACGTCACCGGCGTTGTGCGGGACGATGGAGAAGGGCTTGAAGCCGCTGTCGATCGGGTCGGCGTCCCACGTCATGACGCGAAGGCCCCGTCCCACATCGCGTAGGGCGCTGCGCTCGTTGTATTGGCCCTGGGGGAGGACCACGACGCCGTAGCGGTCGATGTCGCGGATGTTGGTGAAGAGGCTCTTCATCAACCGTTCGAGCTCGCGGCTGATGGAGAAGAGCAGGTCGAAGATGCCAGCGCCGTGGAAGGAGCCGTTCTCGATGAAGCGGGCGAAACCGATGGGGCAGTAGACTTCGAGGCCGTTGAAGTCAAGGTCCTCGATGACGTACTCGCCAGAGGCGATGACGTAACGGGTGACGAGGTCCCGGTGTCCCTTGATCCAGAGCTCGCGGATGCGCACGAGACCGATGCGGCTCTTGTCGTTGGTGCTCGTGCCGATGCCGCTGTTGTAGGTGTAGCCGCCCCCGCCACCACCGATGGAGGCGTCGTCGCCCGTTCCTTCGTGGCTCTGGATCACGTCTCCTGCTTCTTGTTCCCACCAGTAGAGCTTGTCCAGGTTGTCGGTGATGCGGCGGCCGAACCGTTCCTTGAGGTAGTCGAGGGGGACGACGCGCTGGCGGACGAGACCCCTCGTCTTCGTGTAGTCCTGTCCCAGAGTGGGGAAGGGGAAGAGTTCGCGGGGGTGGATGACTTCGAGGTCCGCTGTCAGGCCAATGGTTGGGTGGTCTTCGACGTGGCCGCAGATGCCGCACGAACCGAGTGATGTGAAGATGTGGGCGAACTGGGTGAGGGGACCCTCGACGGCGTCACCGCTAACGACGGCGTCCGACAGGATCTGGGCGACGGAGCGGTCACGGATCGCCTGCAGCGACGTGGCACTGCGCATGACGCGAGCCCGCACGTCCATCGAGGAGATGACCCCGCTCACCCGGTCGATGGCGCTGAGGAGTTCCTGCGACTGGAATTCGAGGTTGCCTTCCTCGTCGAGGTAGTGGGGAGTGAGGAGGCCGCTCGCAGGATCGAACTGGTCGAATCGACGCGCACCGTTGAGGTAGTACCACGCGAGCGACCACATGATCCACCGATACTGGAGACGGGCCTCCTCGCGCTCGACGTGCTGATCGAGGATGGCGGTGATGCCCATCTTGTCGCGCGTGAGCGTGTAGGTGTCGGAAGGCATCACTCATCTCCATCAGGTGGATCGGGGCGTGGGGGCACTGAGGCCGCAGCCCCCATCGCCTTGTACCCCGGCGGCACGGGGCGCGAAAGGACCTCTACGTCGCGCAGGTCCACCAGCCCTTCCCCCACACGATGCGTTGCGGGGGATTGGAGGGTTGGAGCAGACGGCTCTTGGGCGGGGACCAAACGAGAGGACTTCGCTGCGTAGTAGACTTCGAGCACTCTCTCGAAGAAAGCGAGCGGAACGACGACTTGCTGGCCGTTCGTCTCAAAGTCGTGAAGCACGGCCCGGCTCCTGCACACCAAGGGTCATGATGTCATACACATCATCGAGGGGAACCTGGGACCAGTCAATGCCGAGTGCGAGCGGGTTGCCAGCATCGTCCCGCAACTCTCCCCTCTTCATCTTCTCCAGGGGAGAGAGCACCTCCTCCTTCTCCTCGAAGAGGCGGCCCACTCGACCGCGAACCACGTACATGTGCATGGCCACGCAGTCGATCTCGTCGTCGTGCTGGAGCCCTCCATCCGGTGCGTCCGGATTGAACTCCTCGATCTGGGCGAAGAGGTTCCGCCAGTAGGGGTCGCTCCGTCGCCGGAGGGGCAGCTTGATCTTGCCGAACTCGAAGCGTCGGCCCAGGGAGGCGATCTTCGCCTGCTTGCTGGTCATGCCGGGATTGAACTTGCGCACCGTCGGAAGGTGGGTGACGCCGTCCAGCTGGTCGTACGCCTTCGTGTTGACGACGGAAAGCAGATCATTGTAAACGGTGATGCCCTCTTTGATGGCTTCGACGTGGATCGAAGGGCACCGCCAACGGTTGGCCATCTGGAACGCCTGCTTGATGAGCTCCGGCTGGTGACACTGGCCGCTCCAGAGGTCAAGGACCACCAAGTCGTTCTCGGGGGTGACGGCCATCAGGCAGCACACCTTGAAGTCGGAGTCCCTCGATGCCGTGTACGAGGTGTCCACGGTCATGAAGAGCCGGGACTCCTGGCAGAAGGTGGAGAGGGGCTTGTCGACCTCGATCTCCTCGCCGGTCCTCGTGGTCGACTGGTAGCAGAGCCTCGCTTGACTGCGCCAGGGCTCCCGCTCCATCAGGTCGTCCCACGTCTTGAAGTAGTGCCCGTGCTTCTCCTCGGTGAGCACTGGGAAGAAGATCTCGTCTCCTTCTCCGGGCCTTCCCCGGTACTCCGACAGGTAGTTGGCACGGCCGATGGTGAGCTCGATCTCTTCGAGGCTCATCACCTTCTCGTAGTGCCGGTCCGTCTTGGCGAGCTCCAGCCGCTCCTCCGTGGTGGCGGGCCACATCTCCGGCCAGCAGGAGCACTTCTTGCCGTTCTGGTCGTAGTACTCGGCGTCGATGAGAATGCGGTCCCACCGATCGAAGCGGGGATCCTTCGCACGGCCGTCCGCCGACACATCCATCGCGTGCCACGCGTAGTGCCGCCTACTCACGAAGGTGGCGAGCCACCTTGCCTTGCAACCCGCACGCATCACCATGGGCAGGACCACCTTGAAGAGCAGCTGGTCCATATACTGCCGGAGGATCTGCATGGAGGTGGCCGCTTTCGGATCGAACTCCGGGTCGTCCAGCACATAGAGGCGTGGACGACCGCCTCGCTGCTTGCTCTCGGAGGAGATGCAGCGGATCCACGAGCCGTTCATGATCTGCATGTGCGTCGCACCGAAGGGGGCTTCTCCCCGCTTGGGCGCGATGCGGTGCACCGGATACTCCGGGGCCCAGTCATCATGCAAACGAGAATTCAAGGAGAACTGGTCCTTGAGCGACTGGCCGAGCGCCTTGGTGTTGTCTCCCGTCGATGTGGCGTAGAGGATGGAGAACATGGAGCGGGAGATCATCTCGAAAAGAATCGACTTCTTCACGAGAAACGACTTCGCTGATCCTCGGGGTGCGATGGCAATACATAGTCTCTCCGTGGCCCACTGGGACGCCACATCCCAGTGAATCTTGGGGGAGGGTAGAGGCACATCGTCGTAGAACATGGGGTCGAACTCGACCTCATGGTCCGCGTGCAGGTAGTAGAGATCGAAGAAGTTGAGGCCCGCCGTGTAGGCGCGAGCCTCTTGCACCTTCGTCAAGTCATCCAACTGGTGAAGGCGGCAGGCGTTCACCCTCGCCTTCCTCTGTCCCTCCCTCGTAAGGGACATGTAATCCGGCGGCAGAGGAAAGAGAGGGCCCTCCGGTACTCGCACGGCCAAGGTCATTCGCCGGCCCCATCAGCATCGAGTACGTGGCGGCCCTCACGATGGCCATCGCCACCAGTCTCGCTTCCGCTCTCCACGGGCTCACCCGACAGAAGTACAGCGTCAGGTTCGCCCAATGTGTCCGCAGTATCTTGAGGTCCCCCCTTTTCTCGAAGAGTTCGTCCAAGATCATCGAGGACAGCTCGGGGTAGCTTGGCGCTACCGTCGACCCCGGGTCCGGGATCCCCAGGTGCACCAGGGCCTCCGAGCAGCACTGCATGATCGCCAGCCCCGGCATCTCCTCCAAGCACTGGATCGCCTTGCGTGCTGCGGACTCCATGGTGCTGGAGATGCTCTTTTGGTTCGCCATAGCGTGGATCTACCTTTGTATTCGTCAGTCGGTTCACGAGGTTGTTCGTACTAACCACCTGCCTCACGGTGGTCCCGTCGTCTCCCTTCCGCTCCCTCACTTCGCTGATCTGGGCCATCAGCCCGTTCGCCTTCGCCACGTCCCTCACGATACTCCGAAAGAGCTTCAGACCCGCAACACTCACCTGCGGATCTTCGCTTCGCGCCAGCTTGATCGTGAGCGACATCTCCTCCTTCAGGTCGAACTGATTGCTCAGAACGGCCTCGCTCGCCCCGTCCATCGAGAAGAAGCCGACGATCGCCTCCTCGGGATTCGTCTCGACGATCTCCCCGCTCGTCGTTCCTCTCTGTCTCTTCACGACTGGCGGCACACTCGACCCCTCGCTTACGGGAACGGCGGCCCGTGCGGACCGAAGAACCTCGCCCGTTCGAGGCCCCTCCTCGCCTGGTTCATCCGCGACACGCGGGTCGCGTCCCAGAGGGCGAAGAGCAGTCCGAAGGGCGTCGGTCCCCTCTTCAGGGCCTTCGTCGATCCCTTCACGAGTGATCGTACCCACCTCTGGTTCTTCGTGAGTTGCGCCCCCTCCTCCAACCAGAAGCGTTCCAGGCGGGCCGCTTCCGCCACTTCCGCTCTCCGCAACCCGATCGGCGTGAGTGTGCCCTTCGCAACCTTCGTCACACCCTCCTTCAGCTTCGGCCTGGGAACCCCGCTTTCCTTCGCCATCCCCTTCGGCATCAGCGCCTTCGGCCTCGCCGGTCCGAGCGACCGTGCCGTCCCCGGCTCCTCGAAGCGGGGGTTGCCCACCGCCAACCGCACCGGCTCGGGACCCGTCCGCGATCGCAGGTAGCCCGCCCTCTCCCTCGCCTGCTCGTACGCCGCCGTCCGCGTCACCACCTGCGGCTGGCTTCTCGTCGCCACCCGAGGATCTCCCGCCAGCGACCCCTCCGGATTCCGCGTCAGCTGCTCCCTCGTGCCCCCGAGCGTGTGCGTCCCCACCACGCTCCGTCTCTTGCGCTCCGTCTGCTCCGCTGCCCACTCCTCGAACGTCATCTCCGGGTGTTGTCTCTTCCACTTTCTCCATTGACCGAGACTCTCCCGGGTGTAGAGGCGAGCTTCCTGGTTTCCGAGTTCCCACGAAATCCCTTCCGAGTACTCC